GTACGGGGGGAAAGTGGCGAGCCAAGACTCGTCAATCGACACCCTCGAATCTCCGGAACAAATCTCAGGGGGCATACGGAGTGAACATGAGCAACGCAGCGATGTTCTTGCAAGGCGAGCCGCCAGACGAGTCGGTGCAGATGACACTGACCATCAGGCGGGCGGGGCAGCCGGACGAGGTGGTGAAGGTTCCGTACTGCATGGCAGTTCTGGTGTACAGCATGTGTGCGCGTGGTGACGACTACTGCGTGTTGGAGAACATCAATCGCGACGATGGCAACTGACTTCACCTGGCACCCCGCGACTGACCCGTACATCGACGCTGTTGGCTTCTGGGGGCGTCTGACGGGCGTGGTGTACAAGACGGGGTTCTGGCGGGTGTATGACCAGAAACGTCTGTACGCACGCGGGAGGGGCGGGCGTGAGGGGTGTGAGAGTGCGCTGCGGAAGATTGTGAAGGCGCGGTATGCGAAGGGGCGTGTGGTGGTGTTGAGTGCAGAGAAGGTGGCAGAGCGGGTTGCACTCGTGCGGAAGATGCTGGACGGCTAATGCTTGTCCTTCGCCCGCCAGAAGTCCTGCGTGATGACTTCCATGAGTGCCAGCACGCCGTCGCGCGTCATGCTTGACTGCTGAATCACGAGGTCTGGCGTGGTCAGGGTGTGGGTGGCATCGCTGACGCGGATGCGGATGAGCCACATGTCATCTTCGTTGTCCAGCGCGTGAAAGGCGTAGTACAGGCTGTACTTGCCCTCGCAGGCGTAGATGGCGTTCTTGATGGCGTTCTTGGTGGTCGAGTGCATGTACAACGTCACGCGCACCTCAATTCGGGCTGATGTAGGGGTTGTCTGCCACGAGGTCGTCAAAGTCGGGTGAGCAGAGGTCGTCAGGGAACATGGGTTCGATGGACGGCCACGCCATGCGTCACCCCCTTGCTACGCCACTGCCTGCTTCCTGTCCGCCAACGCCTTCTCAATCCGCTGCTTCGCAATCTCGCAGTACGCGGGGTCCAGTTCGATGCCGATGAACTTGCGGCCAGTCTTCACGCAGGCGACGCCCGTGGTTCCGCTGCCCATGAATGGGTCGAGGATGGTTTCGCCTTTTACCAGCGATATGCACCACTCCATCAGCGCAATTGGCTTTTGCGTCGGGTGAACACGCTTGATGCCTCGACCATCGGCGTTGACTGCGCCGCCATGCATTAGACGCTTGATCTTGTACCTCGTGCGTTTGCTGGTCCATGCCAACTCAAACGGGCTTCCCAGAATCCGATCTGCTCGCTCGTTTGTTCGCTTGTCCCAGCACAACCACCCGCCAGCGGGGAGGCGGTGAGCAAAGTTGTTGCCGCCCCATATGACCGTTTCCTTCGACAGTGACAGCAACGGCGTTGGATCGAACTCTTTGGAATCCCCGGCAATGACACCACTAAACCGCGCGTTTTGATACCTTGATGCCTCGTAATTGATGCCATACGGCGGGTCCGTCACCACCGCGTCCACCTTGCCAATGTGCGGCAGGATTTCGAGGCAGTCACCGCAGTAGAGCGTTACGTCGTCGGTTTGGAAGTAGGGAACGGGGGTCGTCATACGGGCATCATCCTCACTTCTGCTGACCAGTTCTTGCCGTGATTCCTTGACAGTCGCTCGTGCTTTGTCTCTGCCAGCAGCACGGCGGGTGCCCACTGGCTCGTGTCAATGCGTGCAGCCCACTCGGGCTTGAGCGGGCCGATGGTGCCCACGTTCGCGTACCACCACGGGAGCGGTATCTTGCGTGTACGCAAACAGCGCGTGACCGCCTCGGGACGGTGGGTGTGGGCGCGGACAAACAAGCGGTGTGCAAACTCGCCTGTCATGTTGTTTGTTTGCAGGGCCTCGGTCTCGCCGCTGTTCACCCCTGCGTCGTAGCCGTGCGAGAAGACAACCTGCCCCACGCTGTACGTGCCACGGGCCGACTTGATATAGGGCACTTGATGCCAGCGCAGGAACTCGTGCCCCCACTCTGACTTGTTCCAATGCACAAGGCTGCGCAATCGCTTGGGGACGCGGCGTGCGTCTGGTCGCTGAAGGTTGTCGTCGTGGTTGCCAAGCACCCACACGAACTGCGTGGTGTCTGGGCACGCCTTGCGTACTCGTTCACTAGTCGCAGCCGCAGCTTCGTACTCATCTCTCTGGTCGTGGTCGAACTCGTTGCTGTCATGGACTGTGCCGCCGACAGCCTCGAAGCGGTCGCCAAGGTGAACCACAATGTCGGGTTTCCACTCGGCGATGCGTTCGAGCAGCCAGCGAATGTGCCGCTCGGGTGTGAAAGGCGCGTGTTCGCAGCCATAGGCCAAGACGCGGACGGTTCGTGCGGCCATGCACTTCCCTTGTTAGTGTTTGCTAAGTTTAGAAGTTACGCAGTGCCGTTGTCAACGGTTTCTGCTTCTTTCCCCACAACTCAGCCTGATATTTCACGCGATCCTGACGCAGTTGCTCCATCTCGCGGTCCTGCGTCTTGCGCTTCATCTGTGCAGTCTCAAGCCGGTTCACGGACGACAACGCTTCGCACATCATGGCGAGCGAGTCAATGGCACCGTCTTCGCCAAGGCAGTTGCGGTCGCGGGTGAGGTTGACAATCTGGAACTGGATGTTGTTGTGCGGGTCGTCAAGGTCAGTCACCTTGATAGCCTCGCGGTCAAACACCACGCGGTGCGCGCCAAACAGCGGCTCAAGCACGCTCAGGATGCGTTCTTCCTTGCGTGTGACGTTGCGGACGGGCGTGACCGTGCAAGACCAGCCCTCGGGGTAGTCAGCGTGCTGGCCTGGTTCCAGACGCAAGCGGCGCATGATGCGTTCGAGCGTCTGTTGGCAGGTGCCTGCAATGTCGATGTTCGTCTCAAACACCAACTCGCGGACGTGGTATTCACGGCACGCAAGCACGACAGGTTCGAGTGCAGCCTCGTCAAACCCACCCGGAAGGCCCGTGCATTTCTGGACGAAGATCATGCCGCCAGCCGAGCAGCCGATGGAGAAACCCGACTTGTCCGTACCACGGCCTGCGGGGTCAAGGGCAGCCACGCGGCGCGTCGCAGGCCCCCATTGCGTGTCGATGTAGACTGGCCCGTACAGCCCGTCACCTTCAAAGCCCATGCACTCGATGTCGAGCTTGGTGCTTCCGTTGTGGTTGTTCTTGCCGTAGGACAGGGTGAGAGGCAGCAACTTCCCAGCAGGCGGGCGGGGCACGTCGTAGATAATGAGGTCTTCAAGGCGAAGCGGGTACTTCACCATGTCCTGAATCTGGACGGCCATCATCATTTCGAGCAGCCAGTTACGCCGACCGGCTGCACGCTTTACGGCGATCTGCTGCGGGCCGAATCGCTCAGGGCACACGGGTTCGCCAGGCTTGGCTTCGCCACGGTCCACCTTGTCACGCAGGAACGGGGCGAGGTTGAGCGTTGGCTCATCGTCGTTGGGGTAGGCGATGGGCACGCCGATGATTTGAAACCCACGCTTGCGGTACTCAAGCACAAGAGATTGCTCGTGCTTTGGGGTCTGACTCGCCAGAATCTTGAGCGGGTCCACGCGCGGGCGCGCTTTGTTTTCATCCTCGTTGCCGTACAGGATGTTGGTGAACTCGGTCGTCAGGTTGCGCAGACGCTCACGCGCTTCGATAGTCTCGCACGTCCCCTTGGTTTCAATGTCGTCGGGGTAGATGGTGTGGGCGCGGTTACCTTCAAGCTGACCACCGATGCCCAGAATGACGAACGACGGCTGGCGGTTGATGTCGCAGCCATGCACGTCAAACGAAAGCATGTTGTCACGCTGGCCCTTGCGCGGGCGCAGGTGACGAAGGAACGAGCAGCGGTCAAGGGCCGACCGAATGGCGTGTCCCGACTTCTTTGCGTCCTTCTCACTCTGGCTGATGATGAGGGCCTTGCGGTTGTTGTCGCGGAAGACCTCATGCAGCGAGTTGACGATGGTGATGCCGGTTGACTTGCCGCCACCACGGAACATCAGGCCGCAACGAAGGATGACATCTTTGGCCGGGTCGTAACCGTCGATGGCTGTCATCCAGTCGAAGAACGAATCCTCAACCCATGTCAGCGCGTTCAGCGGCCAACCCATTTCCTCCCACACCGCGCGTCGAAAGTACGACGGCGAGTGGAACAGTTGCTCAACGTCCCATTGCATCTTTGATCTTGGCGATAAGCGGACCAGCCATGTCGTCGTCTTCGACGGGCTTGCTTGCTGGCAGTTCGCCAGCCTTCTTCTGCACGTTGGCAAGTTGCGCAAGGATGGTGTTCCCCGCGTCCAGCGTGATTTCGTTGTTCTTGAGGTGCGAGGCCATGACCTCGAAATACTTCGCGTCAGCCGTCACCTTGACCGTGCCGCCTTGACCGTCAGGCACGACGCGACCATTCTCAAGAATGTCCATGAGTGCGCGGTGAAAGCCGTTGAGTAGTTGCGTGCCGTTGTAGTTGCGGGGTGCTTGGTCATTCATCGTTCACGCTCCGGCAGAACGTCCTTGGCGATGTAGTTCATGGCATCACGCACGCCAAAGACGTTGGGGACAAAGGCAGCGTTGATGCCCGTGCGGACGTGCTGAGAGGTAAAGTCGAGTTCACTGTCAAAGGGCGTGCGGAACGCCTCGACCGTGCCGATGGCGTTCTTGGCCCAGTCCAGTGTGGGGTTGCCGGTCAGAATGGCGATAGCACCGTTGTCGGCACCCAGCCCACTGACGCGGTTGACAGAGAACGGGGCTTTGTAACCGGCAGAAGCAGCGGCGAAGTCCACGCCCATCGGGAGCAAACTGGACCACGTAGCGCGGCCAAAGCCTGCCAGAGCGAGGTTGCGAGTGCTGAATCGTTCCTCTGCGACCTTGTTTGGGTCGCCACCAAAGAGTGCAGCTGTCGAGACAGCGAAGCCGCCCATGATGATTGCCTGCATCACGCCAAGGGCACTGCTAATAGCCATGCGGCTGAAAGCCAGCCCAGCGTCACCGCGGGCCATTGTGTCCGCGTGGAAGGCAAGTTGCGTCTCAGCTGCACGCAGACCGAACTTGCGGAACTGGAGCAGCAATCGGCCCCACATCGTGTCGGCCCACATCGGCAGCGAAGTCGGGTCGGTGATGTTCATCGCACGACGGACGTTCCGCTTGATTGCTTGGTCGTAGACGACGCGGGCTTCAAGGTCCGTCCATTCCTGCGTGTTGGGATACCAAGCCTCGCCTGTTTCATCCACGCGAAGCGCGTGCTTCTTAATCTGATTGGACACACGCTTCCATTCGGCTTGGTCCATGCCAAGTTCGCGGAGTTGTGCAGCCGTGGGCACCTTGTCGTTGACGGCCATCTTCACTGTCGCGTCGATGTATCCCGCGCCCGCGACAAGCTCACCAACGTCCTGCGTCCACCGCTGGGCTGAGAACGTCGCACCGAACTGTGCGCCACGTGCCGACACGTCTTGCAGCTTGGCAAGCAGTTGGTCAATCTTGGCGTTGCTGTCAGCAACCTGCCGGATAGGGCCACTGTTGAACGCCGATGTGCCGATGCCCAAATCCTGCGTGAGATACGCGAGCAGGTGCAGGCCCTCAACGTCGCCCTTCTTGGCGCGGTTGAGCATGTTCACAAGCTCGGGAATCTGCGCGAGGATGCTGGTATGCCCAAACTCAGCCGTGGCACGGATGATGTCAGTGGCGTTCACCGCACCCATCGTCGGCGTGGACAGCAGACGCATGTACTGCGCGTTGATGTTTGCTTGTGCCAGTGCCATTGCCCGGCGTGATGACAGGCTCTTGGCTTCCATCGTGGGAATGCCCATCATCTTCTTCGCAGCCCACTCGATGCGTTGCACGTTGGCTGAGTCACGCACGCCGTTTTCGGCGTAGACCTCGTTGATGCGGGCAACCATCTCTTGCAGGTTGCCAAAGCCTTCGCGACCAGTGCGGGCAGACCACACGCGCGAGACTTCCGCCATAGCAGCCGCACCAATCAGGTTGCTGGCTTCGCTGGCGAACAGGCGGCGAGGGTCGTTGTCAAGCCGGTCCTCGATGCTGTAGGTCGTGCCGTCAGCAAACGTGTGGACGTAGGTTTCGTCCAGCGGGGCGCGGGTGCGAAGCGACGTGGTTGCCGCTTGCTCGTCGTCAGCAAGCACGCGGGCCGCAAGGCTCTTGACTTCTTCGGGTGTAGCGTCCGGGAAGACTTCACGCACGAGGCGGCGGAACTCGTCACGCGACATGCCTACACCGCCAATGGCGTTGTTGAGGTCGTTCTGCGTGCCACCATTCTCGATGATTCGCTTGGCGATGAGGTTGGCGAGTTTGCGACCACGCTGGGGATTGGCCTTCTGTGCATCCGTCAAGTCAAGGTCGCGATAGACGGCTTCCGTCCACGCTTCCTCAAGACGGTTGCGCCACTCGCTGCCGTAGCGAGCTTTGAAGTCCACAATGTCTTGGTCGATGATGGGGCGGTTGTACGAGCGGGGCACGCGGTAGGGCTTGGCCTTGGTAGCCTCTGCCACTTCCTTCGCGCGCGGTACGTTGTGGGCCACGGCGTAGTCAAGCAGGTCGCGGTAGGACTTATTGACGGACTCGGCAGCCTCACGCAGAATCTTCGTCTTCGGCGAGTTGTCGATTGCGCCACGGCTAAAGCGGCGAATCTCCTTGACGACGGCCTCACCGAACTGCACGAAGGACACAGGCTTCTCGCCATCGGCGTTTGCCTGCTTTACGTATGCGTCGTACTTGGTCGTCAGCGTGACTTCGTGCGGGGTCGTGTACGCGCGAACCGCGTCTTCAACTTGTGACACCGCACCGTACTGGGCGTACCCGTCAGCCTTCGGCACCACGTCGGTGTTGAGCATGTTGCCCAGCAGACGCACTTCCGCAACGTCCTCACGACCAACCATAGCGGCGTTGCTGAATCGCATCGCACCAAGGTCCACGTTCTTGAGCGGACCAGCACGCATGAATGCGGGCAGGGGGATGTTCGAGATGCGAGAGTCGGTGATGTTGTGCAGGTAGATGCCTGCGTTCACGTCCTTGTTGGCGAACAGCGGGTTGCCGCCTGGCTGCTGGGCAGTGCCGGGGGACGTGCTACCCGGACGCATTGCCTGGGTCGTTGCTGCGTCGAGGAAAGCCTTTGGCGGAAGCGGCATGGTTGCCTCTTTGTCGCCGTATCGGAGTTCAACAAACGGGTCAAATCGAATCTCAACCGGCTTGTCGCTTGTGCCGCCCTTTCGCTTCTTGGCAAACGCTTTGATCCTGTCGCGAACCTTGATTCCATGCTCACGAACAGTTTGCTCGTCCGCACCTGTGACTTCCATAAGCCACTTGGCGTAGTCTGCATCACGCTTGCTCGGGTTCTTTTGAGCAAGGATGTAGCCCGCACGGTCGATGTCGCTGGCAAAGTTGATCGTGAATTTGTTCTCACCAACTGAGTAGCGCGGCGCAGCCTTTGACAGCTCTTCCGGTAGCTTTGGTAGCGTCGCGGTGTCAATGACAACCTTTTGGCGTGTAGCTGGCTGTGTTGGTGATTGCGATGTTGCTGTAGTCGTCGGGGCGGCAGCCGGTACGGTGGTAGGCTGCGAGGTCGATGTGGCCGCTGGTTGTGAATCCACTGCCGGTGCAACTACAACCGGACGCTCGGTGACAACACGCGGCTGGATGACGGGTGTTTCGTACACGCCGGTGAGTCCAACGACGGTTTCATCAAAGTCCTTTACAGCCTTCTCGCCTGTCACGCCGCCGTAGACCTTGAGGCCCTTGTCGGTGAGTGGCGTGCCAGCAGCCGTGGCAATGGCAACGTCAGCCCGTTGCACCATTCGCTGTCCGACCTCTTGCATAGCCGTGTCGATAGTGGTCGCGCGCGGCAAAGCAGCGAACGTGCCGGGAATGAGCGACGACAACGCGAACGACGCAAACACTGCGCCGTCTTCCGCGTCGCTATCCATCGCAGTGAACGTACCGGCAGTGATGCCCGTGGCCGCACCGACAGTGCCGAAGCGACGCAGGCGGCTGGCATCGGCCAGAGCAGAAGCACTGCCGCCAAACACAAAGTCAGACGCGATGTTGCCAGCAATCTCGTAACCGCTGATGCGTGAGTCTTCGCTTGCACGCAGAGCCTCACCAGCGGCGGTGGGCACGGCGTTGATGAGTCCGGCGCGTGCGGCCATGCCCATACGTGAAGCAAAGAAGCCAGCACGACCAGCCGTGGCAGCAGTGCCGAATCCGCCCGTGGCAAGCATTGCCCCGATGCTCACGGGGTCGAGAATCTGTGCGCCGACGTTTGCGGCAGCACCGCCCCAACCAGCACCTTCCA